GCCTGGGCGAAGTTGCCACCGGCGTACAGTGCCTTCCGCGCCATCGGCATGTTGCCGCCAGCGGCAGCCCGTCCCGCCTCAAGCAACACATTCCGTTCGCGCTGGGTGTTGCCCAGCTCATAGCCCTTGGTTGCGGAGCTCAACCAATCCGACGCGTCAGGAATGTAAGGCTGCAGCAACCCAGGCATCAGAGGAACCTCCCCGCATAGTTGGCGCCGCTGGCCACGTTGCCAGCCCCGAGCATGCCCGTGCCAGCACCATACCCTTGCTGCCACATATTGTAATTTGCGAGATTAGACAGGCCGCCAGTGAGAGCATTTCCGGCCCCAGTAATGCCCTGCCCCATCGTCAGGCCAGCCTGCGAGAGCAATCCGGCCTGGGTGGCCGCTGACTGCGTACCCGTGCCGGTCAGTGACGTAGCAGCCGTGCGCCCGGTATCCACCAGGCCGCCAATCTGGGCGAGGCGCTTGTTGTAGGCGTCGAGCATATTGCGCTGGCCATAGTCGTAGAGCGCGGCGCGGACATTGCCGCCGCTGGAGCCGGTGAGCGCATACTTGTCGTTCACCGCCCCAAGCCCGGCCTGCTGCGCGGCGAGCCAGCCCGGATCGCTCTGGAAATTGGAATAGAAAGCCTGCTGCTCTTCCGGCGTGCCGAGGCCAATAGCCTGCTGATATTTTGACAGAGCCCCAGTGCCTGCCTGCATGTACGGCGACAGGAGCTCTTCGTTGCGTTGCTGTTGCGCTGCAACGGCGGCAGCCGCCTTTTTCTGACCCTTTGCCGCCTGCGATGCGCCATAGATCTGCGAGCCAGCCCCGATCGCCGCAGCGCCGATGATGGCGGCCGTCGTCCCAATCATTACAGCAAATCCTTAATAAACTGCTGTTCCAGCGGCTTGTAACCCATGCGGGTATAGAGAGATGAGACTGGCGCGCCTTCCGGCGCTACCACCAGCGCTTTCGCGATGCCCCGGCTGATCGCCCAATGCTCTGCTTCCAGCAGCAAGCGCACACCTGAGCCGCGCGCATCCGGCGCGACGTACCAAAACAGCTCGCTCATCACCTTGTCGCCGGAATGCGGATGGCGCGTCGCGATCGCGCCGAGCATGCCGACGATCTCGCCTTGCCGCTCATCGATGAGCACGAGCCCATGCTCAGCCTGGATGAGATTCCTCGCAAGCTGTGCCTGGGCGTGGCGATTGACGCTCAGATGCCACGAATAGCCGCTCTCCACCATGAACTGCACGCCGAGCTCAACGAGCTGCGGCACATCGGCCAGGGTCGCAGCTCGGATCATAAAAAACCGAAAAGCGCATATGTACCACTGTCAATACTTCCAGAAGAAAAAGTTATTCTAAGGGCGTTTATTGCTGAACTATTAAAAAAATGACCAATCATTGAGTAAAACGCAACACCAGACACATCCATACCCATAATATACATTGGATAACTACCACCATGATAATTAAATATATCTAGAGATATGTTCCAAGACGAAGACGACGCTCTAGTAACTATATCACTTATCATTGAGTCAGTTGACGGCGACGTAAAAACAGTAGAATTGTATGTATTTACCGACGAGTTCCTATAGCTACCTGTATTAAAAGTAGATCCGTTATCTGTAGAAGCCCTAACGACGGGCCGCTGATCGGCTCCACTGTTGTGACTTATGTTACTTATAAATAAATTAAGATGAAGGTAGTGATTTGGTATATTCGTGATATCAAAAGATGCCGCAGATGGCAGGGAGCCGCTCGCAATTGTGATAACGCCACCACCGTAAACAGGATTAGCAGATGCCCCCTTTGTGATTAGCCGTTGGTTTGCAATTCCTGATCCAAGCGCCTGCCAATTATTGGCTCCACGGTAAAGAATATCGCCCTGTGATGCCCCAATGTAATCAAGTATTTTTTCAAATCGTGAAAAATATGCATCCCATTCTAGATTTAGCCGTCCTGTCTCAGGATTGACAACTTGTTTGTTCTCTGGGCGTATAATACTCATCGGGTACCTCTCGCGTGCACATACGCCTGAGTGAGGCCCTTAAGCACAGCCGCCGACGCCCGAAACCGCCAGATACGCCCCTTTTTGGTGCAGCGCCCCCAGCGGTTCAGGCGTATCGTCTGATCGCGCTCGCCTAGCCGTCCAATCGACTGCGTGCGCTCGCACTGGAAGGTAGCGCCGCCGTCGTCAGAAAAATCAATCATAAGTACCGGATTGGCATCGCTCTCCGTGGTACTGTTGAGTCCCACCCCGGAAATAATGTCAACCTCCACGCCATCGACGAGAAGCCGGTTGGGGAACTTATGGGAATGCGGACAGTGTGCCTCGAACACAAGTTCTGTGCCATCCTCAGTGTAGCTGTCAGCGTTAATGTAATACAGCTTGCCGTTGCTCTCGTTTCCGACGATGTACTTTCCGGAGAACTGTATTGCATAATTGGCAATCCAATGGTCATCCCCATAGGACTGCCGTTCGAACCACGCATTTTCTAGCCCTGTCTTTCTGGCTGTCGCCACATCGAGGCAATAGGTAAAATTGGCCCCCTTCAGCGTGTAGATCTCGTGCCCCTGGAAACTGTGCACGGAGCCAACCATAGTCGCGCGCTGCGCGTCCGTGAGACCGGCAATCGCCCGCTCCACGGCATGATTTGAGGCACGCTCAGCGGCGCCGTCCCTGCCATAGCGGACGATGTTGTTGTGATCGACCCAGATCAGCGCCTTTTCGAATTTGGCCACCGTATGCGGCCCAGTCAGCCCGAGTTCGATATCCTGCTGTACCGCGGAGAACGGAAACGGCTGTCCGGCAAGGGAGGTATCCGGTTGCCAGATTTCCAGGCTTTTCGTGCCAAACGCGTAGAAAAATCCGGCGTTCACGAATACGCGAACAAGGCGGTCCGCGCTCGAATTCATGTTGTCGAACGCGAGCGCGTTGATTGATGTCGCATCTTCAAAATCAGAGCAATACACCTGCCCGGTAGAGATGCCGAACAACATTCTACCCTTCAGATAGTCGATGCTGTTCGGAGCCGGAAGATCGGTATCCGCATTCAGTGTGATCGTCGATGAGCTCAGCACATAGTACTGTCCGTCAGAGGTCACGATACCAATCTGTGGTGTCGTCGCGCGGTTTCTTGCGAGAAACACCCGGCCGGAGCCGCTCAGCGACCCAATCAGTGTAGTGGTTCCAGAACCGTCGAATGACGCCACCTGGTTGCCCAGAAACGCAATCAACTCGGCGTCGGATAGCTCGATCAGGCCGCGCTCGGNACCAGCATACGTTGTTCCTGCCGTGTCCCATCGGGTCAGGCCTGGCGCACCATAGAGGGTGAACGGTGTTTTCCCGCTCTCGCCATTGATCTCGGTGTAGCCGTTGATCAGCCGCGCGCCAGCCACCTGGCCACTGCGGCCCCGAACGGTCGCCGAGGGCAGTACCAGCGGTATAGGCGTGCTCATGAGCGCCCCGGCACAAAGCGCGTAACTGGCTCACGCTCGAAGTCTTGCGCCTCGTCGCCAAGCTGCTCGGCACGCATGAGGATGCGATTGGCCACCTCACCCTCAATGCCGTAGGAGTCGAGCAGCCGCGCGGCTAAACCATAACCAATTGTCTCCAGCTCCTCCTGCGGGATGTCGATATCGTTGGCGAGGTCGTCCAGATCATCCGTGCGCTTATGATACGTGACCTTGAACGTCTCGGTCGTTACCGTCGCCTTGACCGGCCACACATATAGCGTAGGAGCGCCGCGCTGCGGATCGAAATAATATTGCGTGGGCGTGCCGGTGGAGGTCTTGCTTGGCAAATCGAAGTATTCTTGCCGTGTGAACAACCGCATGGGGAGATCATTGCTGCTGGTGTCGCGATAGCGGATCGACATGATGCGCAGCGGATTGAGCGTCGCGGCGAGATCGTAGGACGCTGTCGCCGCAACGAGCGATACGCTGCCCTCGACACGCTTCCAGAGGAACGGCCCTCGCCGCTGCCACGTCTTGAGCATCAAGTTCAGCTCCTGCAGCGC